TATTAGAAGATTTTAAAGCTTCTTCTTGTAATACTTCATTCATAAAAGTAGTTTCAACATCAGTAGCAGTTTCTTCTATATTACTTAAATCTTGAGCTAATTTTTGTATGGTAAAAATTTTATCTTGTAGATATTGAGCCATGAATTTTCTAATGTCTTCTTTTTCTTTTAATGAAATATTTGATTTATATCGTAACATTAGATAATGAAAATCTACAGTTGCTTCAGATAAAGATCCTTTTATTTGGCTCTTAGATCCATCTTGCACAATTGATAAAGTTGTTCTTTGTTTTCTTTTAGCAGAGGTACAATTTTTATGAGCCATTGAAAGCAAAGCCGTTTCATATGCGCCTGCTTTAACCAAAACTCCTTCAGCATCATCTCCTGAATTTGTTTTTAGTAGAATTTTTGATAAAGTTTCTCCATCCTTGCCATAAATTAATCCAATTGATTTTGTAAAATCTTCACAACTATTTTCTTTTTTTATTGCAGCATCCACTAATTTTCTATATGCTTCAGTTGCAATATCTATATTAGCATCATCTAATTTTTGTTGTACTAAACCCTGTTGAACAGGATCATACACTATTCGCGCTCCTAAAGCTAATCTTCCGTATACACTTGTCGAATCTTTACCTGTAAAAATATTTCCTGTAGATGTGCTTGTTTTTCCAAAACCTTTTTCTTTACATATTGGAGAATTATAATTATTATCTCTACAATAATTTTTTAAAGCATTAAAAGAATTTTGAAGAGTATCGGCAGAAATATCGTCTATTTGTGGAACTTCAGGAACAATAGGAGTTGCTACAGTTTGATCCTCTGCACTAGCTTGTTGTTGCGAATCGGATTGTTGGCCTGATAATAATTTAACAAAATCATTATAATTTTGTTTTGCATTAGATGACCCTGACAAAGCAAAAGCTTTTCCTTTTCTTGGACCGGGGAATCCATCAAACACAACTTGTCCCGCAGTCTTACCTTCTTTAGCTACCCAAACATTACTTTCTGGAACTTCTACTACTGGAGTTTTATTATCAGGAGAAGGTACTTCAGCTTTTGATTGTGCAGTTGCAATATAAGTGTCTACTTTTTTTTGAGCTTCAGGATCTAATTGAACAGCCGCTTCTTCAATGTAAACTAATTTAAATTTTCTTTTCTTGAGCTTATCGTAGCTTTCTAATAATTGGCTTAAGTAATCCATATACTATTATAGCTCTAAGGAAAATACCCAATCTAAGAATCTTAGATTGGGTATCTATTATTAATCTAAACTTAAATCAGGGAGCCTTTCCAACAGTTCTAATATCCATTGTGTCGAAGGAGAACTTAACATCAATGGTGTTAACACTAGTCGATTCAGAATACTTCATTTCTGATATTGCATATTCCATAGGGAATACGCCCCAGAAAGTTGTTTCCGATATTGGGGTATTCTGTCCGCTTAGTTGACGAACAATTATTCTAGAAGCTTTGATTGTAGCAATGTTTCTAGCTCCTGAGGCTGGATTATGATATGTTCCAGTTAGAGGATTATATACAGCCTTGATATACTCCCAAAGGTGAGCATATTGTGGGAGTAGTAACTGATTATCGAAAGTTATTGTGATTGGTTCGAATTTCATCTTACCGGGATATTTTACAATATCATTCACTCTATTAATTTCGATAGGTTCAATCTTGGGACCAAAGGAAGTTACCTTATTTACACCTATTTGTAAATCGCCTTCTTTGTAATCCCCCAAGGCAGGGATGTTTCTGAAATCAACTTCAAATTGATAGCTTCTTATAGCATCTAAGGAAGTTGAGATTTTAAGTGGTGTTGGGCTTGTCGAAGCTATCGAACCACGATATTCACTGTATGTTGCCATAGTTTCTCCTTATCAACCTATTTGTGCAGATTGACTTGTTAAATTAAGTTCAAAGACCACAATCTCAGCAGTCTTAGTTGGTTTGATTAAAACCTTGCACCACATTTCATTTCTATCAATTCTTATTGGAGTGTTTGTAGTGGAGTCACAAACAACCTTGAATTGTGTAATACCTCTTCTCTGAGCAATGTCAGCGAAGAATGGGTTTAGCAAGCTTTCAACTCTTGCCCAAGTAAACTCGTCGTTAGGTTCAAACACTAGTCTTCTTGTTGAAGCTAGGATTACCTTTCTGATGTAGATCATCATTCTTCTGATGTTTACTCTGTCAAGTGCAGAAGGATCTCTTTGGGCAGTTCTTTGACCGAAGATTGTTATACCTTGCTGGGCAAAGTTAACAACTGGGTTGAGAACATTACCGCCGCTATACATAGTATCTCTATCACCTTGGTTGAGTTTAACTTCAACATCGGTTGGCTTGGTTAATCTACCACGAACGAATCCAGCGGGAGCAAACCAAGTTTCAGATACACTATCGGTAAATGCCATCTGTCTTGCAGCGAAGATTGTTGGATCATACCAACGATCCTTACCATCAAAGGTGCTGAACACCTTAACATGTGGGAAGTAGATGGCTGCATACGAGCTATTGATTGCAGCAGTGCGCGATCCAGCAGTGCTGCTAGACTTACCATTTGACCAGTCAATTGCATCCTGAACTGTTCCTATTCCGTAAGGAGGAGAAACCAGAGCGATGAAATTCTGAGTTTGTTCAGCCAATGTTACAAGGGCATTCTGAACACTTTGATTATAGACACCGGGGATTAGTGCAATGCTAATATTGAGAAGATCGTCATCTAGAGCATAGATACCAGTCTTGGGTTCTGATGCTGCATCCCCAATCAATACTGTGGCTTTGCCGTTAGTATCAGAAGGTATACCGTTATCTCCACCAGCAAAATTATATGTTCCTTCAACAGGCTTAACGAATCTTGCTTGAATTAAACTAGCACCAGTAACTGCGTTTGGTTGTGTTCCCTTGAGAAGATCGAAGGTTGCTCCAACTAAAGCACTAGCTTGGCTAGCAAAGTTGTTAAGTGGAGTTACACTAGCTATATCACCATTTTCAGCATACAAGTTTCCTTGAATATATCTTGAAGTGGTGTTCGTGGATCCAGTATTAATTACATCTTCAAGGAATGCTCCGCTAGCAAATAGTGAGGCTTTGAAGTTTTCAACTACAGCACCATTTTCATTTATATCTATAGCAAAGTTACCTGCACCAAGACCTCTGACAGTTACAGAATTACCACTGGTATCACCATCAACGGTGGTTCCTGCATTGTATCCAGCACCGGGGTAAAGAGTTTCTACGAAATAAGTTAGTCCGCTAGATGTTAAAGCATCAAAGGCTGCTCCAAAAACAGTAATTGAAGAAACTCCAGTGCCTGAAGCTCCGAAGTTTGTTGTTCCTACAGCATGGTTTACTGGGAAAAGGGCTGCAACTCCAGTAGTTCTTGTTGAGTTTGAGTAAGCAGTTACACTTAAAGAAGCCCCAGAACCAGCGAAAGATCCGACTAATGCTCCAGAAACTCCTAATCCTGTTGTAGAATTATTGTCAAAGACACCTACAACATCAGCGTCTAAACTACCCCCAATTATTTTCTTTAATGCTCTTGCTTGGCAAACATCAGGATCTCCAGCAGTTAAAGTTCCTGATGGTATATTAAATTGTTTAGCTGAAGCAAACTGTTCTATACCAGCATTATTCTTTACTTGAATATCTAGGTAAAGATTACTAGTTACTCCAAATTGATTACTTGATACTATAATGGCAGGGCAAGCACCAAAAGTAACTGCGGCAGAAGCTTCGACTGCTGAGGTTGCAGCGGCTCTGACAAAATACATTGAATTGGTTGTCTCTAGAACTTCTAAAGCACCTTCTAGACCTTGACCGAAGATATCTTCGCTAGGAGCACCAAAGGTATCAATGAGTTGATTTTGGCTTGTGATCAATGTAGCTTCGTTTGTTGGACCTTTAGATGCAAATCCTACGATTCCAACAACGGAGCTATTCAGAGATGGTGTGTACTCTGAAAGGTCCTTTTCTATAACATAAACACCGGGGCTAACAAAGTTTGGCATAATTATCTCCTATCAGGCGTTAACTACTTTGAGTATTCTTTTTTTGGCTAAGTTTAATACTTGTTCTGTGATGTAATGGTCAGGGACAACTACACCTTCTCCGGGCTTCAACCATCTTTCATCGCATCCACTCTCTGTTGAAAAATAGATTGTGAAAGCTTGTAGACTAGTGTTTTTAACTAATTTCATATATTACCTCTCATGTTTATGTACTAGGACTCAGAACTATTTTAGAAATATTTTTTTAAAATTCTAAATTAAGTCTTTCTATAGCTCCATTGGATGTTATAATAAACTTAGGATTATTTAAGTAAGTTGATATATTTACGGAATAAGTTCTTTTAATTACTCTATCTTCCTTATCAGTTGCTTCTAAATCAGAAGAGGCCGAAGTATCCTCCCCTAGATAAGCCTTAATTAATGTATGACCGGGGATTGATAAATCTGCATCTGGATTAAATTTTAAGTTTATCTGTTCTACGATTTGATCCAAATCTGATTTATATTTACACCAAACATTAACATTATAAGTAATTTCTATTGGAACTGGAGCTAAACTTAAAATTCTAATAGCTCTATTTTTAACAGGGTCGTATTTTGTTTCATGCACTAGCAAGGTTTTGTATCTGGATCTAGCTAAATCAACTTTTGATTTGTCTTGGGATACTGATACTAATGGTAAAATTATATTATTTTCTTGTTTTATCTTTGCTATTGCTCTCTCTGGGTTGGCATAGATGCATCTAATTTGGATAACTTTATTCTCATCATCAATACAAACCATGTCAGAAAAGAAATCAATCATTGCTCGAAGCAACTCTTTG